TGTATTGTTGTGCCATAGTTTGCTTTATTTTCTAATACCTTTTTATCTACACCAGAATAATCATTTGTTAGTTTGTGTTTTGCTAATAACTTTGTCACACTTGTTGATGCGACATCACCATCTATGATATAGATATGGTCTTTCTCATTAAATTCTATTTGCATATTTATTCCTCTACCTTAAATGTTATTGCTAGATACTTTGCTTGTATATCAGTAAGTAATTCTATTAACTCATATACGTTAGTGCAAGTATCTACATTTTGATTTACTATGTAATCTTTTAATGCTTTACAAGTTTGGTCAAGGTTAGGGTAATAACCCCCAACCTGCACCCATTCTTTTGTTGTTGAGCCATTCTTCTTTTTGATTTCAGTTAGTTGCTCAAATGTAATATTCTTACTGTCTATCTTTCTAATACGATAATCATTATTTATTAGTATTGCCATTTACTTCACCCTTTGCCTTTTGCTTTTCTAAATATGCTTTCTTACTATCAATTACATATTGTGCTTGTTCTTTCTCTAATAAATCTATACTAGATACTCCATATGTATTAAGCACTCCCTCTACCTTTACTCCTAATTCTTTAAAGGCTTGTTTTTGCTCTGGTGTGATATATTCCTTTTCTTTTGGTGGTAAATCTTCTCCTGCATAAATGTATAAGCCTAATCCAAATACGGATAAGTTCTTTACAAGACATCTCATTATTGTTTTGTTTACATCAAACATTGTGGCAGCTTGCACCCATTTATCTCCACTAAATTTTGTCTTGTATGAATATGGCTCATCTTTCATAGCTTTGTTTGCAGCATCCATTACAGGTAGCCACATTGACTTTGTAATTCCTAAAATTGTCACTTCGGTAAATACCATATAACCTGTTGATTTATCAAATTGGTATGGCACATTGTTTCCGTTGCCATCTACGAATTGCTTAATCTTATATGATATTGGTAATAATTGTTGTATTGTATCTAACGCCCAACTCCAACTTAAATAACTTAATTGTATGTTGTTTTGATTTAACTTCTCAATGTGTTCACTACAATCAATTTTTCGCAACTCATTGTAAATTGCTACCTCTCTTTCTTCTACACTTAATTTTAATAATTCTTTAACTTCTAACATATCTTTTTGTCCTTTCTGCTTAATGCACCTTTATTATATCAAACTATAAATATACTTGTCAACTATTTTATACATTTTTTATTTCTTCTATTTCCACTAACACAAATTCTACTTGATGGTAGTATTGCTCTATATGTAAATCTACTACACATTTATCATCTACAAATGCTACTTGATTCAAACCATCTAAAACCGATTTTGCTATGTTATCTAAATCTGGTTTTGTCTTTGGTCTTATCATTCCATCTAATGCAAGTTGTCTTTTCTTCTTACTGAAAGCCTTTGGTATTGATTTAAAAGCCGTTAGATGCACTTTTAAGGCACTTTCATTAGAGTATGGTATATGATTAGGGTATTTCTCTAAAAAACTAAATCTAACTAGGCTCTCGTAATTCATTGTTTCTTTTGGTGTATATATATGAGCTCTACCACCATATGATGTTGCTCTAGGTCTTTGCTTACCTACTATCTTACCCATTACTTTGAAATCTATCTTATTCATTATTTCTCTCCTTGATTAAATGTTGTATATCATTTGCTACCATTGATTTACTATTTACTCCATCTATGCTTAATTGCTTATTCCATTTATCTAAATAGTTTTCTAATCTCTCTAAACGTTCCATTTTGACTTTTACATAATCTATTGCTTCTCTTGTTAAGGTATCATCTTCTACTCCTAAACAAGACATTGAAATCTTATGTGATTTCTCTATACGCTGAATTGATCTACTTAACTTATCATCTTTCATTTGCTTTCCTCATTTCTTGAATAGCCTTGTATTCTTCATCACTTAAAAACATTCTATGCTCACTTTTATATTCTTCAAACCTAATAGCACCTGCAACCGATAAATCATAGAATACCTTTAGCACTTGTGTTGTCATACAATTAAAGTAAACTCTATAATCTTTAGTGTTGAAATACATACGTTTAGTGTTGTTATACCAATATGCCCATTCTTTTTCATTTTTTCTAAAACCAAATTGTGTGTAATCTACATCTTGTTTTGCATAGCATATCAATTTACATTCATTCATTTTTCTTCAACCTCACTTCATTAGGCTTTCTTTCTATTCTAATATTAATTACACCATAATTATCTATAACAAATAATATCTCTCTATTAGGTGTTTCATAAAATTTAGTTAATTTTTGGCGACAACTAATATCATCATATCCTACATTTGTTTTAACACTATTTTGTGTATTAAGATAATTGAGTAATTCTTCAACTATATCATCTAATGTTTTTTCTCTATCTAGTTCTTTTAATTCTTCTTCGGTTACCTCAACCATTATTTTTCTACTCATATTACAACCCCTCTCTATCATCAACAACCTTATAGCCATAGATGTCGGCTATTGAATAGTGTCTATTCAATTCAAAACCTTTAGGTAAATAAAAGCCTATACAAAAGTTATCAGTTGTTCCATCTTCATAGAAAAATACAATTTGATAGTATTTAACATTATCATCTGTGTATCTTTCTTCTATCTTAAATTCTAATGGTTTCATTTAATCATCTCCTTTAAAACTTTTTTTCTAACCTCTATTGTCTTTTCACCATTTAAGATTTTGCATAACCATTCAGGTTTTATACTAATTAAAACAAATGGATTTTCTCTATCTTCCCAAACTTTCATCATATTTTGTGGTGCTTTTTCGACTCCTTTAAAATAGAAATAATTGCTCGAATAAAAGTCTAAATCTCTAGGCTTATCAAATATATGTAAGTTCTTGATGTGGATTGCATAACCATTTTTATACCCTAGATACTCCTCTACTTGTTGATGATTTAAGCAACTTTTCTCATAAAATTTATCTACAAATGTATTTTGTGGCTCGTAATAGTGGTATGGCTTATTGTCAGCAACTATTAAACTGTATTCTATTTCCTCAACCTCAAAATCGCATTCTGCAACGATTTTGCCGTTAAGTTTTACATTCCCAAAATCTTTATTTTTTGTAAAATATAAATTATTAAAATGTGGATATAAATAAGGCTTTGCCTTTGAACAATATAATAATAGTTTCATATTATTTACTCCTATCTTTTTTTACTTCAACTTTTCCAAAGCCAATAGATAATTCCACAATTTTTGTTTCCTTTAAAACTGACTCCTTTAATAGTTCAAAGAAATCAACAATATCTTTGGCTTCAATCATTAACTCTTGTATGGTTTCAAACTCTCTATATTTCTTTGTGTGTTCTATTTCAATTTTTGGATTTAACAACGAACCCATATTCCTTTCACGATATACATCTTCAATATGACAAGTCCTATATATAAGTTGTGCTATTCCTAGTTTTTTATTTTGTATCATAACACTTACTTTTCCCTCAATAATCCCCTGTGGATTAACGATAGCCATTATAAGCCACCCTTTATATTCTAGTTTAATATCTCCGTTAGTTTCAACCATTTCAAGACTTGGTTTCTCTATAATTTTTTTCTTTCTCATTTCTAATACATCCTCTTTCCTTATTATCTGTATTTTCTTTTAATCTTTTTATTCTACGCCAGATTCTTGTATCTTTTTCAGTAATATGTGGAGGGTTACTTGTTGCAAAAAATATTTTCATTTTTCACTCCTTAACCATCACTTTTGAATATTTTTTTCAAAATAAGCCTTTAACAACTCAAATTCTTCTTCGGTAAGTTCATAACCAAATTCACATTTTGCGTTATATTCATTTAATGTCAAATAAGTATCTTCAAACCAAGCAATTATAACTCTTTTTGTTTTAATAATCTCAAGCACCTTTTCTTGCTCTTGTGATTTTAGTAAGGCTTGTTTAATAATTTTATATCTTTCTTCAAATTTATCTAAACCTATTTGATTTTCACCAAACATTCTAATTGTTTCAATTAAATTTTCCAACGCTTCACTCGGCTTTGCTTCCTTAATTGCTTTTAATTCAAGTAATGCATTTTCAATATCTTCAACTGCAAATAAGGGTAGCCATACAACACCATTTTCATTATTTGTTTCTTTCCAATGTTTTAATTCTTCTAACGCTTCTAAATATTCTTTACTCATTAGGTTTCACCTCATTATTTATTTCATTATTTATTACATTTTCCTCTAATGTCTTTAAAGCATAATAAGTCATCTTAACTACTTGATTAAATTCTTCTCTAGTAAGTTGATTAAGTGCTACTTTAAAATCAATATTACAATGCCCATCTTCTTGAATTATAGAAAATAATTCTTTACTCATCTTCTTCTACCTCAATTTCTTGTTCTAAAAAATCGACATCAAAATCGCTTTTGTAATCACACAACATACAACATAGTTTATCTTTTTCTTCGCATTCTTTACAATTTTTATAATTGCTGCATCTTTCTTTAATTTTTTTAAATTCTTTTAAAGTTAAATCACCGATTTTCTTTGCCATTTCACTCACTCTTGTCCTTTTTACCTGCTATAAATGTAAGTCCTATAATGCCAATTACAACTGACATAACAAGTGCTACATAAAAACTTGTTAAAGCAATTATTGCAGTTTCATCTCGACACCAAAAATATATTGCAAAGTAAATCATAGCTGCCGATAACACAACTAATGTTATTCCTGTAATCTTTGTTAATATTTTATCTAACATCTTCTTCTACCTCATCATCTTTTGTTTGTTTTAATAATTCCTCAATTCCTATTTTTTCGTGTTCCTCAATATAGAATTTTTTATACCTTTTATAATTACAAGCCATTTCTCTAATAGGCTCTATCACTAAAAAATAAATAATAACCAGAATTGATAATAAACCAAATATTGCAAACACAACTAATAATGCAAAAAACCAATTATATATTGTTGTCATTTTCTTCTACCTCATCATATATTTCTTGTAAACAAGCACCACCAACGTAGGTATCTCCAACAAACCAATGACACTCTTTTTTGCTGAAAGTAAATCTTTTAACTTGTTCGTATTCTATGCTATTTATTTCATCTAAACTGCCAAATATATCTATTAACTCTTTTGCTATTCTATACTCTAAATCTTGAGAGTCCTTTGCTTTTAAAGTTATGAATATTGTATTTTCAGTTGTATTGACCTTAACTATATATTTATTCATATCAACACCAACTTTCCATTTTCATTAAATTTACCAATAAATATCAAACCTTTATCGGTTTCAATGAATGCTCGTAATTCACAAATATATCTACCCTTACACATTAAATCAATGTGAAATGCTAAATCTTTACAATCATCTAATGCCTTTGTTTTTTCATCGGTAGTATAAATTCTATCAGGATTAAATTTATCATCATAGCCATTGTATAAGTAATAACCATCACACAATTCTTCTATTGTGTCGGCTTGTATAATGTTATTATTTTCTATTAAAACAACTTCTTCTTGTCCTACAACATTATAGCCAACCCTAACACCTTTGTTATTTAAGTAATCACTTTCTATCTCATAAATTCCATCTTTTGTTCTTATGTATTTATTCATATTAATTAAACCTCATCCTTTTTAAATTTTTCTCTAATTGAATTAGCCATATCATAGATTTCATAAATCCATCCCATCATCACTAATAGCACCCTCTAAATGAGATATTGCTTCGGTGTTTCTATCAATTAAAGATAGTATGTAATCTTTTTCTTCTTTAGTTAATTTATTCATATTTTTCAGCCTCTATTTTTCTATATCACAATAATGGTTATAAATTTTTATGAAACCCTTATCACAAACGATTATCATATCAAATTCCTGTATCTTTTCATTATTATTAAAATCAATGAAAGTATCATCAAAACAATACCACTCATCATCATATAAACCATATTTTCTTAATTGTTTACTATTATTTCCTCTTTCAATTTCAGTTAAATTATCAATAACAACATAACTAAAATCATACTCACAATCATAATTTGAAATGATTAATTGTTTCATCTTATTTTACCTCTCGATTTCTTCAAACTCTCTTGCAAATGCTTTACCATAATTCTCTATACCAACACCACAACCACCTGTATCAACATCAATTATACACAAGCCATTGTCGTAGTATAATGATGGAGTTTCATATCTTTCTCCTCTATCATCATAGAATACACCATCAACCATTATTTGCATTATCTTTTTAAATGTATATTCATCTTTAAAAAACTTCTTTAATAACTCTAAACACTCTAATTCTTTATTCATCATCTACATCTCCTGCTCTAATACAAATATACAACATCACACATATTGATAGTGCTACTAAACCTATACCAACCCACAACCATATCATAACTCACTCGTTTCTAGTAGAATTAATACATCTTGATAGGCTTCTACTTCGCCTTGTAGTCTTAACATTTTCTTATGGCTAGGGTATTGTCTATTCATTTCGTGAACAATATCATTTTGTGCATTCTCAATTTTTTGTTTGATTAATCCTTTTACTTCTTCTAATGTTCTTTTCATATTCTTCTCCTATTTGCTTATTAGGTAAGATTTAAGCTATCGTAGTATTATAAAAGCGTATCATTCTATATTTACCAACTGCTTACCACTTTGGCACGATCTATTTTACTTTTCTGTTAGATATGACTATCGTGTAGTCCTAATTACTAGGTAAAGATTAGGTTATGCTAGTCTAAAAATATTTTTATGGAGATACCAACCTTTCTATTTAATATAAATTAAGGCGACTAGCAACTCTTAATTCTCTTATATTATAATATATAAATATGTGAGAATTATGTGAATATAAACTTTTTTTAAAATTTATTTATAATCAATATGCTTATCACTTGCATCAGCTAATTCTTTAGCCATTTTTCTTTCCCATTCAGTCATACAATTTTCTTTAGCATCTAAATCTAGTGCAAATAATATTACATCATTAAATGTTTGTATTTCATCATTCTCTAATTCTATTGTTAGCTTATTCTTTGTTATCACCATTCTTTTCCATCTCCTCAATAATTATTCCTTTAATACAAGCACCTTTAAGTGTTTTCTTTAGTTCTTCTATCTCTTTTAATGCTTGTTGCTTTCCATTACTTCTACCCATATAATATTGACTTCTACCTGTAAACACTATTTTTAATTCTAATTCTAATAAGTGTCTAGCAAGTGGACTGAATTTAGCAAAATCAATTACTTTCATATTACAACTCCTCGAATCCACCATTTTCTACTTGATTAACAACATACCTTGCTAGAGTAGGATTTTTAAGTTGTAGCTTTCCTAACTCATTATAATATTTATCTCTATCAGTATTATAAAGATTTTCAAAATAATTTTTTGCTCTAATAGTGATGTGTTCTTGTTCTTCTGGATTATTATCTTCTAAAGTAGTAATTGGTTTAGGCTTTGTATATTCTCTAATATTAAACCATTTACCATTAATAGCATTCTTAATTACTGCATAAAAGTTCTTGTAGCAATTCTTGTTATTATTACTTTCTACATAAGCATCTACTTTAGCAATAACATCATCTATAAATGCTTTATCATATTCTTCTACTAGTTTTTTATATTGCTCATCAGTTAAAAGCACTCTACCATATTCACCATATTTATGTTTAGTGTTTTTTTCATTTTCTTTAGTAGATTTAGGTTTGTCTAGTTTCTCTTTTAATAATATATTTTCTTTTTTAAGCATATCTATATTATCTTCAAGCATTTTAATTGTTATTTTTAAAGCATCTATCTCTTGTTTACTACTAGTAGGATTTCCTACTTCTAGGATTTCCAACTTGTTGCTTTCTACCTCGTTTTTAGGCACGATATAAGATAATCTAACATACCAACTTGTAATCTTATTATCTTTTCTTCCTTGCACTAATGTGATTAAACCATTTTCTTTTAAAATACTTTTAGTCTTACGGATTTTATCATAACCCCAACCAAGACATTTTTTAATGTATTCATCATTTGCTTTTATACAATTAGTTTTTTGCCACTTTGCAGTTTTATAATAGAAAACATATAACGCTACACATTCAGCACCATTTTCTAATTTGTAAAGTGTTTCTATTGTTTGTTTGTTTACAACTAATAAATTATCAGCTATATCATCTAACACAACATCAGTTTCAATTACTTGTTCCATTATAATAAATCCTCCAATTTTATATTATGAATATTAGGTAAATAACCATCTAAATACATTTTATAATCACACCACTTTTTACATTCTTTTATCACAGGTATAAAATCTTCTAAAATATTTGTATAATAAGTGTTATTACAAATAATATTACTTGTTATTTTAAATAGTTCTTCTATTTTAAAATTTGTTAACATACTTAAATAAAAGTGGTATCTATTATGTAATTCTTTTGGTAGCAAAAGTAAGTTATTTATATCGTTATTGTTATGGTTTAAATCTATATGATGTATAGAATAATCACTACTAAACTCTATTCCATAATATCTTTTATATTTCAACCTATAATTTTTCAATTTGTTAATGTCTTTCATACTTTTCTCCTTTTAGTAAAATTAAAAGCACCTACCCTATACAATGGCAGTTGTATAAAGTAGATGCTTAATCGAGTTGGTAATATTCAGTTTACTATTGATAGCACCTGCCAATACTACCAACTATATGTAATCTCTCTCAATTACAATTTAATTATATCATTTCTTATCATCTATTACAACACCAAAATCAAACATATCTAGTATTCCTAAATCTTTACGCTTTCTATCTTTTTGTGATAAACCATTAAGTCTATCTACTGCAATTTTGTAATACTCTGGATTTATTTCAAACCCTAAATAATGTCGATTTAATTCTTTAGCTGCTACTAATGTCGTGCCACTACCACAAAAGCAATCTAGCACTATGTCACCCTCGTTAGTTGAATTTATAATGTGATTCTTTACAAACTCTAAAGGCTTAATCGTTGGGTGGTTATATAAATCTTTGTCATCTACATTACATTTGCTAACATAATACTTGTGTTTAGTTTCTACACTTCCGTAGATCCTACAACCACTTTCTCTAGCCATAACTAAATATTCAGTATCACTTAAATATGTGTTATTGCAAGTGGGTATAGGATTTGTTTTGTGCCAAGTAAGTAAATCTATGTTGCAACCTTTATCATCAAAGTAATCAATAATTTGTCTTAATTGCTCTTTATTGCACCATATATATATATATATACGTTTCATAACTCTACATAGCTCATCTAAAATATCATTAGAAAAACCTTTTGATATAAAATAAGTGTTTTCTTTGTTATCGACAGCGTTAGCTTTAATTCTTAATCTTTCGCTTTCTTCATCTTTGCCATATTTTTCTACATATTCTAAATATTCTTTTCTTTGTGGTGTTATATTCATATCAGTTAGATTAATTTCACTATGATAATTTTTTTTCTTTGTTCCAAAACAACCACCACCACTTGAATAACCTGTTCCAATTTTTCTTTTAGTGATATCGGTATCTAGTGAATATATCTCACCTTTGTTCTTATCTTTTCTATCGGCTATTTCACTATGTCCTTTACCGCCTTGACAAAATTGATATGGTGGATCTATATACACTAAATCAATGCTCTTATCTGGCATATTCTTTATTGCTTCGTAGCAATCCTCGTTGTATACGTTGTCTATTTCATATTTACCTAATTTCATTTTATTTCCTCTTTTGTTATCTCATTGAGTTTACACAACTTAAAACCTATTCTTCTAATATCAGTAGTTGAATCAAGAAAACCTTTTTTACCCATAAAACCTATCGCACTTGTTTTCAAGCATATTAAATTAGATATTTCGTTGTTTAAATAATTTCCATCTATATGAAAAATATATTCATTAGGTTTTAATTTAACATTATAATGATGTTCATAAATCCATTTAGGATATGAATACCAAAATCTAGTGTCTGCTCTAAAATCTTTGCCACTACCATATAGTTCTTTTGGTATCATTTTAATTTTAATGAGTTGTCTTATTTCACCATTACGTTTTCTAGTTATTATAGTTCCAATAGGTGCTTGATTTTTGAAATGATAATTAATGCTGACATTTCTAGGATTACTTTTTTCATAATTAAAATTTAGCACTTTATGTTTTATAACTTTAATTCCTAATCTCCATCCTAAATTTTGTAAATTACCTAGTGTTTTATTTTCATTAAATTTCTTGTTGAAAATAGGTAGTATCTCTAAATAGGTCATTTCCTTGTCTACAATAGATTCTACAATAAAATCTAATTGTTCTTGCGTGTATTTTCTACTCATTATCATCTACCATATCGGTTTTGTATTTCTTAATAAGTCTATCTGTTTCTCTCATATCATTTTTTGTTGCTCTATATTTTTCTACAACTGCTTCTGCTGACACAATTACGCTAACACCTTTAAATATAGCGTTTGAAATTGCGATTTGCTCTTTCTTTTCTTCTCTTGATAAATTAGGGTCAGTTAAAATATCAATTTCCTTTTCAATTTTTTGTTCCATTTTTTCTAATCTTGTTCTGTTCATAATTTTTCTCCTTTTATTTTTTATTTTTAATAATCAAAGATAGTCATTTGTTTCATACCTTTATTTAATTCGGCATAACTATCTATAAACTCTTTTACTTGTTGTTTTAAATCAACTATTAATCTACCATAGCCACCACCACTCTCCTTGTCATTATTTGTATAATCACTATATAACCACACTTGATTATCATACATAGAGTTTTCAGCTACATAAAATTCTAATATTCTATTATTAGTTTTCATACATACGCTAGGCATATCTAGGTATTTGCTGAAATATACATTCTGGCTAGGATATTCAGTAGTAAGAAAATTGTATATTTCAACAGTTTGACTGAAATATGGATAATCAAATGTTTTATCTTTAATTTCCATTTAAAACATTTCTCCTGTTCTCTTTACGTTTATTCTTTTCATTTTGCTTTTTCTCAAGTTCATTCCAATATTGATTTTCTAACTTAACAAAATGAAAGCACCCTTTTTTAAGACAATTCATATTTTCAATATTCTTTTTGGTAAGATAACATTTGTGCTTTTTACAATAACCTAAACATCTAGTGATTTTAGCAACATCACCAAAAGCACATTCAACTAACTTAATCGGTTTTGTTTGTGCCATTGATAAAGCACTCCATAATTTCTCTTTCTTTACCAAAAACTAATCTAAATTGTCCGTTTTGTTCTAATCTCTTTTTAATGTTGTGTAGTGATTTAAGAGATTTAAAGATACTATTAAATCTTCTATGTAAGTATTCATTACATTCTTCTTCATTACCAATTTTATACCCACGCTTGTTAGATACAATACACTTTTGCATATTCTCCCAATCATTAATTACTCTAATGTCTTGTTCAATATCAACATTGTGTCTATTAGTGTTTTCATCATAAGCATAGAATTGTGGTAAACCATCACATATTTCTTTCTTGCTAATGTATTTACCATCTGCATAATTATTCTTTAGAAACTTGTATAACTCATATTGTCTTGTATTCATAATTATTCTCCTTTGTAAACTGTAAATGGATTTAGGTTTTCAGCAAGTGGGTTAAAGAATACTTTATAACCTAGTGCATTTAATAAATCAATAGCACCACTTAATCTTGCATCTCTTATAGCATACATTGAACTTTTTTGACCGTTCTTTATTTCTTCATTTCTAAACAACCACATTTTGTATAGGCTGATTTCTGCTTTTTCATATCTAGTTTTCATATTATCTTCTCCTTATTGTCCTTGTGGCTTCTTACCACTAATTAAAATTGCAGTATGTGGCTTTGGTGAGAATGGTTCAGTATTGATATTACCATCCATATCATTTAAACCATCATACACTAAATCTTCTCTTACAAGTGTGGTATTATCTTTTTCAGCCTTAACCTCATAGATATTATTAATACCATATTTTTCTTTGAAATACTTAATTTGTTCTTCTTTTGTCATTTTCCTTTACCTCGTTTCCTTTATTTGACACTTATATCTTAAACCTAAATTGTGTGAAGAATATGTGAAAATTATAAGAAAATATGTTTTTGAATATTTTTATTAAATTGTAGTATCTTATAAGTGTTTAATATCAATTATAAGAGCCATAGAATAGTCTTTATTGAGTTTTTATATGTAGTAGGTATAATTATGGGTAATAGAAAAACCCTAGCAAATAGGAGATACTAGGGTTTTCACGAAGAAGATGTAATAAAAAATTTGGATTAAGAATGCAATAGGGAAGTGTGAATAATCTAGGATAAAAGATATTAAACCTATTGCACCTCACTTATATTATACATCAGTATGTTCTATTTTCAAGAGTTCTTCATTTTCTTCTTTAGGCTTTACATAAACATAGTTAGTAATATCAATATGCTTATCTTCTAACAACCATACGAAAAATCTCTCGATAAAATTAGATAGAGCTATGTAGAAATCAGTTTTATATACTTTCATAGATTTCTCACCACTAGAATAAGAAAAGACTGCCGTAGCCACAATAGATGTAAGATACATAAGCATTTTACATAAGTCGGCTATTCCAAATTCATCTTTTTTAGATAAGCCAATATATGCTAACACTAAACCAATAATTATTGCAGTAATAATCTTTGTAGTATTTGTTATATACTTAAATTTAATACTCTCATCTACAATGGCTTTACTTGAATCAGTTTCTTTAGCACTTAAAATTGTGTCTGGGTAGTTATAGCCTATCGGTAATTCTTTGAATAATAATTTAGATAATACTTTTCTCTTATATTTAGATAGAAAATATTTCTTATCTTGTTTAATACTTGTATAAAAGTATTCACTTTTCTTTAAATCTTTAACACCATAGTTATTTCTAAAATATTCTAATATCTCTGGTGTAATCTCTAAATAACCACAATGAGTTTCAACATAAGATTTCTTTCTCATATCAAAGTCAACCTTACAATATTCATTTAGATTAAATATTTGTCTTTTAGAGTTTATTAACTCGGCTTTCTCATTATACGCTTTATTATTGAGAATATATCTATTATCTCTTTGTCCGTTTAATTCACCATCTGGGAAGTAAACAAAATGTATAATGATAGTCACGCTTGTTAAGATGATGAAATCAATCCACGATATTTCATCTCTAAAATAAGTTTGCACTAATAGATATAATGCTAATACACAAACAACAAGTATAGTTAGTGTAATAGTTCTAATACGAATAACTAAACCTTTACTATTTTTAATTTGCTTTTCCATTTTACTCTCTCCATATTATTTAGTATATTTTTTTACAATTTTATCATATTGCCATTTTTCATATGCAGGTTTCTTTAGTATATTAAATACACTACCACCACCGATAAAAGCCAATATAAAGCCAATACAACCATTTAAAGTGTGTAATTCAACTTCACCAAAGTAAGTGACTGCATAGATACTAGCAAATGGTAGCATAAGCATAACTCTTGAATAGATGTTTTGTTCCATCTTTAGTTTATCTATCTTTTCACTAATACCATTTTTAACATCAGTATTATCTGATTTAGCAAGTTGTTGTAAAAGCATATCTAGTTTATCTCTATAATGCTTTTCAAAAATAGCCTTTGCCGTAAACAATAAACCGATAATTAATATAATACCACCTAATGTGATTTTATATTTATATGTGTTCTCACTAATGAAATTGAAAACAATAATTGCTATACTACCACCAAATGTTAAGCCAAAATCTAATACACTAAATGCAAAATATTTAGTCTTGTTTGACATATTATCACCTACCTAACATTTATTGTAGTAGTTTCTTTTTTCTTTGTTTTCTTATCTTCTACTATGATAGGCTTAATAATAATTTCTTCCTTTGGTGGTTGAATATTATTCTTTGCATCATCAATAGCAAGGTGTAGATCATCTTTAATTTCTTGTGGCACAGCAATAGAGCTATCGAAGTAAGATGCAAGTTTACCGAAGCACTCGATTAATTTAGCGTTGCTCTCAATAACCTTGTTGTAAGCCTTTTGATTGCTTTCTTCTACTTTAGTGATAATTTTTTCTAACTCTTGTGCTACTAAAGGTTGTAATTCCATAGAGATAGTGACAGTTTTGATTTTCTCCATACTTTCATCAACAGTTTTGTCTATCATATCACCAATAGATATTTTGTTGATAAACTTCTTTATGCTACCACTAAAGAAAGCATAAAATAAACAAGATACGATACCACCGATAGTGATACCTGCAAAATAAGGTGCAACCTTATCCCATAGTGCTTGAATATTCTCTAAAATTCCTAAAAACATATTTAATACCTACCTTTCTAATTTTAATGGCATTTGTGTAATTGGGTCAATTAATGTTTGAGTTTTTTCATCATACTCGAAGCAAACCTTACCAATACCACTACACTTGTGCTTTTGTTTATCATAGAATTTGCAATTAAGACAAGTTGTAGTATTCTTCACTTTCTTTTCTTTAATGTTAAATAACACTAATACCACACTCCTTTGATTTAATTATAATCTATGTAATTGTAAAAAACAATTATTTCTTGTATAATTAAGATAACAAGTAATGCTCTCTCCAACATTCCATAATTACTTGTTAGAGCCTAGAAATAGGCTCTTTTTTGCATATGTTGAAAAAAGTTTATCAAAAAGTGCATAAAAAATACATTTCACGAAAGAATAATTTGCATAAAAAGTAAAAAGGCACGTTTTCCCGAACGTGTCTTTTCGAGGGAACACCCTCATCATATTCATTTAAAATATAAATTCTCCTGTGACACTTATATTATAGCACAATAAAGAAAAAAGGCAAGTATTTCTACTTACCCTTTCTCTTGTCAAGCATTATACATATTAGGGAACAATGTATTGGTTATGTCCTAACCAATTTAATTATAACATACTCTTGTATATAGTCAATGCTTGTTTTTATTTTCTTCCATATCGGCAAGAATTAGTATAGACACATATAATATTTCAATACCTAAAGCAATAAAGAAATATTGCATAATATCACCCCTTATTCTAACCCTAGAATCTCTTTTGCGTATGCCTTTGCACGTTCACAATAAGCATCATATTCACCCATTTGTTGTTTTTCCTAAATTTTATAATAAATTAATTATTTTTATATCTTTAAAATTATTATATAATATTAATTTCATATAATCACATTCTTATATAGTTTTTAACCAATTTTCAATAATAGTTGAACGAACATATTGTCCTAATTCGTTTGGGTGTGAATTAGTGTTTGATATTCTATATTGATTAGTTCTTAATGTGACTATATCACTATTAATATCAACACTATCTTCGTAATACTTACCACCAATTAATAAAGGTGTTTGTTTACCCTTTAAATCTAAAAATCCTATACCATAATATTCGGCAATAGATTTTAATGTGTTTCGCATTGTAACTGACATCCAACTATCATTTGAAATAATACCAATTTTTGCATTAGGTCTATTAGTGATTAACCAAGTAAGCATCTCATTATATGCACCCCATATAGTAGTATTATCATTTGAATTTTTATCACCTAGTGGTGTTGATAATTCATTTAAACCATAAGCAAGTGTAATATAATCAGCATCACTTGCTACATTTTGATAATAATATGTATTACTAGATTTTAAAGGGCTATAATCACCATAATGTGCATAACTACCATTAGCTGATAAATCTTGTAAAATCATATTATTTCTATTACATATTAAAGTAGGATATGATTTACTTCTACCTACTGAATCACCAGCTGTAAAACTATCACCTAAAACACACCATTTATTTTTACTACTAACATATAATTCAATAATAGATGTAGTTGTATTAATACATGATAATTTTAAATATTTTGCATTATAAGGAATATTTATTTCAGTATCAACAATATGGTCACCTGACTGATTTTCATTTGGATATATTGATACTAAATTATAATTATCATCATAAAAAGCATAAGCACGTGATAATAATGAATAACTACATTTAATTTTAATTTTACTATATCCTACTACTTCAATAAAATCAGTAGTAAATGCATTAGCATAAGATGTTATATTACCATCACCTTTTAAATATGTATCATTAATAATTGTAAAAGATTTTTCTTTATAATTAATTGATGAATTATTATTAATAAATTTTGTTATAGATTTATTAATATTAATAAATGTATTAACAATATTTTCACTTGTAATAGCATCTGTATTAAGATTTGCATTAACATCACAAAATCTAATAAATGCTGTATCATTATCAGTTAAAATATTATTACTTATTGATACACTAACACCATATATTTTAGTAAATGTTTTTGAAGAATTATATAAAGCTAATCTAGTTGTTCCATTTAATGTAAAATTAAAATAATAAACTCTATTAGGTTGAACAGCTATATAACCACTTGTAAAATGACCACCATCATCATATTCTTCACCAGTAGTAGTTAATCTTTTACCTGATGATATTTCCTCAGTTTTAAATAATGACATTATATTTAAAATATCTAAACTATTTATATTATTTTTTAATTCATTAGTTAATTTTTTCATAGTGACGCTATTATCAACAATTTGTGTGGCTTGATAAACCCCACCGTCTGCATAAGCACTACCATTCCAATAATACCAATGACCTGTATCAGTTCCTACCCAAATGCCTGTATTACTACTCTTTGCTAGAATATTAGTTGATGTGTCTTTCCCTGCTATATTATTTGTAGCAAGTGTATATATATTATCAGTATAATTCTTGAACGCTTGTGCTACATCTTTATAACTAGCAACAAGTTCGTATTGACTTGCTTGACTATTATAGAATACTTTTAACTTAACAACATTTAATTTATCATTAGACATATCAAATGTATCATAATAATAAGTTTCATTAGTATCATCATATGTTTTTAATCTAGCAATAATAGTAGGATAAGCCCAATCATTTATCCATATAGATAGTATTAGCATAGTATCATATTTAGGCATTAAGTATGCTAATTCATCACTAACGACATACTTATCATTTACGCTATCATATTCAATATCATTTCTTCTAGGTAGATATGTAGCATTTGTATTTGTATCATCTATAACAAATGAGAATGAGCCATATTCTTCTAAACAAGTAGCATTGAATACAAAACTTTGATTATTGAAGAAACGATATAGTAAACCCATATATTGTTCATTAGGCTCTGTATTTAATATTAATGATATATCAGTTCCATCAACTTGTAATTGATAACAACAATTTTTAGGTATATCATCCCAAGTCATATCATTAGGTAATTGTAAATTGAATAAGTGTTGTGTATTTTCTACTAACACTACATTTTCCATATTGAATTTTAATATATTATAATCACTATCATATTCACCAACTAGATTATGAACGATAATACCATTTTCACTAGCACATATTGTATATGAATCAGTTGACATACTGAATGTTGATGTATAACCTGTTGTAGAAATTAAATTTAATGTTGCATTACCACTTGTATCTTTAGTAGCAATTAATTCAAAACGATATTCACCACCATTAATTTCAATACCAACATTATCTAATAGATTAAAGTAATCACTAATAGAAATTGCTTTAGCAGTTCCATTTAAGTCGATAGGCTCGGTATTAGTAGATGCAATTAATGTTTCATTAGCTAAATTTCCATCAGTAGAATAATAAACATTTAAAGTTAATACTATATTAGGTGTATCATTAGTAGTAGATACATAGAATATACTTCTAAATGAGTTTTTGTTAGATAGAGCATATTTGTAATAAGGATTTACAATTAATTTAGCATCTAGTATTTCAGTATCACCTAAACCTATTGAAAATGAATGTGTAGTTTCAGTAGCAACAACACTATCATCATTACTAAATACATCACCATAATCGGCAGTTTCAAACTTTAATTGATATACATCATTAAATTCTTTAGGTAAAGCATAGTTTTGAACAAACTCTTTAGTAGCACCTAATTGCTTTGTTAAGTATTTATTAGGTATTGTAGTTTTAACGGCTTTATTGATTTCTTCATAATCATATTCAGCATATGTAGATTTACCAACGGCAGTTGTGCCACTAATGATATTTGAAACATCAGTTATTAATTGATTTATCTTTGTTCTTAAATTGTCATAATTACCAACACCATTCTTGAAATAAATATCAGTAATTTCACCACCAATGATAGATGCTAGAATATTACTTGTAGTATCACTACCACCATAATTGCCCTTAACAATACCTGCACTTGTATTTGAAGCAAGTTCCATAGGTGGTATCTCATACCAAGTCCAACCACTAGCAACTGAATAGATACATCTATAAGTTTGGTCGGTTTCATCCTCTATTTGATAAATCCAAATGATAACATCACCATTTTGTTTAGTATATCCTAATACTTGCTCAAATAAATCTAGTGAAGTACTATTAGGCATTTCAGTAGCAGTAGCCGTAGCAATATATCTAAATCCTGTAATTGCTTGTTCTTCTAGTGTAGTAAGTCTACCATCTAAACCTGTAATTGCTTGTTCTTGTAAACCATTAGTATTGTAGTTTTCTTTAACTCTATTATTAATGCAATTTAAAGCACCAACAACGACATTAATATCAGTATCACTACCATTAGCAATAGCAACTTTAATATCATCATCAGTTTTATTTTGTTTTAAAACTATGTCGGCTAGTAATGAGTTTACATTAGCAATTAAAGTAGATAAATCAGTTTCAACCTCTTGTGGATTATCAACCATATTCATTGATTGATTAATGTATAGCTCGAAATTAGCACTTGTAATATTACCGACAATTTCAGTCACATTAGGTGATACAGAAATATTAGTTCGGTAAAGAATAACATTAAGGGCATAATTTTGTGTGCCATAGTATAGAGTAAATTCTCTAGGCATCTTTCTTTCAAACAATGTATAAGTCTTGCCCTCAATAACAACATTGTTTTTAACAAAGGTAAAGTAATAAATATTACCTAGTTTTTGGCTACCATTACCCATAGTGTAATACATTGACATAGCAATATTATTACCATAGTTGTATGTTTCAGTATCAGTTTCAGTATTCAATATTTCACTAGGCACATAGACATTAATTAATGTGTCATTGTAAGAATGTTGATTAATTTGAAAACCAATACTAGATGAAGCAATAGAGCCATCATCTTTTAAAATGATTTTTATTGTTTTCATTTTGTGCTTCGCACCCCTTTCTATAATTTAATTTTAACATATTTAGAAAAAAATAAAACCTCTAATTAAAGAGGTCTTAATTTGAAAGTATATCTAATTGTTTTCTATTAGTTAAAGCACTTGATTTATCATAAGCACCAAACTCGAAGTCAGTAAACTTTTCTACTAAATCAAGATAATCACTAACGTTCTTACCAATTATGATACGATAGTTATTAGTATTGTTTTCTGCACCAACCATATCGGCTCTTACAACGGCATAAGATTTACAATTATCTTTTTGCTCGTATGTAAATGATGATATATTACTTTCTATATCTAAATAATAGAATAATGATACATCACCAACATTACTAAATGTTAATATATCATTATATGCAATAGGCGAAGTAGCTGCAATTACGTTTTCTACATTAACTGTATCACTATCAAACTTATTCAATTCAACATCTAGTAATACAATTCTTACTTTACTATTAGTTAAATCTCTCATCCATAGTTTATTACCTAAAACTATTCTATCACTATCTAGTATTAATTGAGCATTGTAGTTAAATGATAATCTCTCTCGGTTATCTTTTGCTATGATATAACCTTTATCATTACTTAATAACTCGGCAACACCCTCATTAAATTTAGATTGATTTCTTAATTTCCAACAAGCATCATCATTAGAGCCACCGACACAACCAACGGCACTAACTGACTTTGTGCTTATATCAGTTGATGGTAAATCTCTAATTTGTGAGAATGTAAGTGAATAATTTTTAGTGAATACATAATCGAACAAGTCGGCTCTACCATATGTATCAACATATCTAACAGGCATTTTTGAACGATATGCTTGTTGTGGTGTATTATCTCTTTCTCTAATAAAGTTGATTATTGAATATAGATTTAAACCCCATTGTAAAGTCTTTTCATTACCATATTCATCTAACACAGGAGATGAACAATCACCTGCACTAAAGTTATCTTCCATATCCCATTCTAAAGTAAGTGTATTCTTACTTGAATAACTAACAAGTGGTGTATATACTTGATAAACCATATTATTACTTAATTCATCATACTCTTTATCTTTATCACCTTTGAATATTGAAACAACACCATCTGGTATATATACACTACTAAACATAGCATTTACACAAGTAGATGCACTTAAACTTAATCTACCACTTGCAACATAGTCATCATATTTAGTAGCACTAACTTGTATGTATTCATTAAACTTAATATTACGATTTACAATATTACGTTCACTTATTTCATAAAATCTAGGTTGTGATGGTATACCAATGATTTGAGATAATCTATTGAAGTCTTTAGATAATTCTACGTTTTCTTCTATATGCTCGGCATAGTATATTCTACTTACCTTTGATACATAATATAAGTTATTATCGAATGAATATAAATCTCCCTCATTCATTGTCTTTGTTAAATCATTAGTCCAATTATACAAGTTATATGTTGTATTACCTGTCCTAATTAATTTACCATAAGCATTTAAACCGAAGTTATCACTTGATACAAGTTTATCTTGTTGTTGATTAAATTGAGCGTGTATAGGAAATGGATCATACTTACTATTTAGTAAATACTTTCTCAAGTCTGGTCTAGTAATAGAAACTCTAACATTATCTTTAATACGATAATCTAGTTGAAAAACATAGTCATTAACATTAACATTGTCGGCAGAAACACCGAAAACGGAAGCAATAATATTTTTCATAGCATAAGCATTTTCAACACCTGTAGGTGCAGGAGTGACAAATTGCATACCCTCGATTATGTTAGTTCCTAGATGATAATAAATTGCTCTATGTTTACTAGGCACTTTGTTTACATCATAATCTAGTGTCTTGTAGATATTGTATTCAAAGACATATTTAGTAATATCGTGAACAACAAGTTGTGTATTAGAAACTTGTAATCTTAATATTTCAAGTATAGGGTATTTAGTAATTAATTTACAAACATCATTATAAATAAGCTCATCATCACTATCACTAGATATGTGTAATTTTTCAGTAATATAAGAGCCAAGATTAAAGTAATTTTCTACATATGAATCTAACTCGCAAATGTATTCTTGAGCAAACCTAGAATTGAAAATAGTATTACTTGTTTCTTCAATTTCATTAATCTCTGGTTTACCATAGTATAAAAATTCAACGATATATTTACCTGTCATATTATCGTTATCATCAGTATCAATTTTAATACGAGGTTTAGCGTGAATATACTTACCAATTTCACTAAATACTTCCCATAGATTTTTGCCAACGAAATCACTTTCGATTAAAAGAGTTCTTTCAAGTAAAGTCTTATCAGCTTCACTAACAATGAAAGGTAAGTCACTATTGTAATAAGCAACACCACTTTCTTTTAATCTAGGCACAACACATAATTGAGCCTTATTGAATAAGTAATAAGCATCAATTTGTTTAGCCTTATGAAATAACTCTCTAACATAACTATCGTGTGGGAAATAAGAGAAACCGAAATTCATTTCAAATGCAATATTATCATCTAATCTCTCGTTAATCTTTTGTTGTGTCCAAAAGGCTACTTTAGTTTCTTGTGCTATAACATAAGGATTAGATGTTTTAGATTTATTCATTTGTCTAGCACCACTTTGGTCATAGAAGTTATCCATTTGTGAGAATTGATGTCTTTTAACCTTAATAGATATGTTATGTATTTCACTAGGCTCGAAATTAATTGTAATAGTTCTATTCTTTACAATGTATTTACCTAAATCACTATCATATCTCAAAACATCATCATCTATATACTCTTTTTGTGCTACAATAACACCACTCGGTAAAGCACCACTATAACCAATGTTTATGTTTTGTATATCTCTATAATAATCTCTAGTTTCATAAGTTTGTCCTTGAGTAGTTCCGTTCCATTGAGATATTTCAGTAGCATTTTCTATTTCAGTTTCACCATAGACATCAATATATTTACTAGGGTAAGCCGTAAGAGTTCTTGTTGCCTTTGCACCTGTAATTACATTTTCATCTACAATCTCAATGTCAGTAGGTAGGAAGCCTAAAAACTTATACTCCCTAGTGCCAAGTTCTCCATAATCGGCTCTAATTAAAGGCACATTAAATGTTATGTGGTTAGCCGTAGGATAAGATACGCCATCTACAACAATAGGAGTTTCATCACCATATAAATAATTCTCTTTAATATTCTTAATATCAGTAAAGTCATAATCTAAAGTTTCTATTGCTCTATTTTGTTCACTAATGTTTTGTGGGTATGAAATAATAGGGTAAACATATCTATATCTATATGCTCTTGAATTATAAGTAGTTTGAGGGTCAACACTAATAGAACCGAAGTTTCTATTTTTAATAGGATACCAAGATGGATTCATATTAGCACTATCAATTTTTGGCACATTATAAGAATTGAAATCAATACTAGATATATCATCAGTTTCTAATGTGACATCTTGTAATTTATATGTGACTGCAACATCATCAACTGTCTTTTGTTGAGCTACAATAGCAGGGTTTGCTAAAGAAAGATTATGTGTAAATAAGTTTTCAGCCATATTAGGTTGTTCTACATCATCTTGTTGTAAAGCAAAGTCATATTGTTTCTCAAAATAACTAATTTTACCATCTTCTTTAAATGGTTGAGTAATAACAACTCTAAACATAGAAGTAGGCTCAAAACGTTTACTAAATGTTAAATTAGTTAGTGTTAAATTCATAGTATCAATAGTGTCATCTAGGTTAAGTGTTTGACCGAAACCTACTTGCACATTATCACTAAAATCATAAAAACTCTCTGGATTTGCACCATCATCTTGTCTTAATAAAAATAACTTAATTTTTAATCCGTATAATTCCATATTATCTTAACCTACCATTCGTTAAATTGATATTTGCTCTCGAACGAACATAATTAATTTCATTATCCATCTTAAAAGTTTCTATGTTATATTCTCTATCTCTAACAAGGTATTTATTAACCTTTGAAGCAGTAGCCGTAGCAAATGATAAACCTGCTGTCACAAAACCTGCCACAACACCACCACGACTACCATAATAAGCACCCATAGTAGTTGCAATTAATACATCAACAACATCTTTACTTGTTTCACTATTACGCTTAACAATATCACCATAGTTTTTATCACCTGTTGTTCCTGCAATATCACCCATAGCGTAGTTATAACCTGCAACACCAATTCCATAGGTAGTAGCAATAGCGTGAGTAAGAGTAATCATTTTAACTCTATTAGAAGTCTTTTTGTTTTTAGAAGTTTCTTGTTTAGTTTCTTCTGCATCTTCTTTAGGAGATTTGTCAGTAGTTTTTTCTACATTACCACCACTTGTGACACCCTCACCTCTAACAACAACATAAAGTGTTTGTTTGTTTTGTTGATAAATCATAATATCACCTTACCTTACTTTGCCATATCTAGCAAGTACTAAAGATACATTTACGAAATCACTATTCTTTTGATTAACAGTATAATTAACAACAGTCATTAAAGTAGTAATTGTTTCAGTAGTAAGGTAGCCATCATCATCATATGTAGGTATTTGCTCTCTAATCCATATAGGTATATTTATAGTATCAATTTCAGTATAAGTTGAATTGTCATCTACAAGTTTTTTAAGCATAGAATTTAACTTTAATTGTAGATTATCTCTAGTAAAAATCCAATATGTAAAAGTTCTACTATAAGATACACTAGAGTTTACAATACCACTAGCATAAGGCTTATTAAACATTATGTTAGGCTTGTTAGTAAACATCATAGTATCTGTAGATTGATTATAAAGCATTTTCTCATAATCAACACCATTTAAAGATATTTCAATATTACTTTGATTAGATGTAAAGCCACCTTGTATGAAATTGATACCAAATGTGATGCTAACATTTACACATTTACCAAAAGTAGTATCAATGTAGTCATTATACTTTAATTCACCAAGTTCGTTATAATAAGTGACAAACAAACCATCACTATTAATTAATTCATAGCGTTTACCAAGTGTATTTAATCTTATTTTAGTTAGATGTGATTCAAGTATATTTGCCTTATCAATAGGGCATACAAAAGTGATAGTAGCAGTAGCACCACCCATATCAATATCTTCACTTGCAACAATATCTAAATTAGTTAGTTCTACTTGTGCATAAAGTGTTTGGCTTGTTCCTCTTGAATTTACCCATTCATCAAAGTTAGGGAAGTTAAAGCCATTACCATCTTCTTCATATTCATCTTCTCTTAAATCATATATATATGTATAGAAAGTGGTTTCTAAATATTTATTAATTGTTATTGTATCTTCTTTTTTAGTATTCTCATTGAATATAATTAAGTCATAATCATTTTCAGTAAAAATATTTTTAAATAGTTCTTGCATATCATATGTAGTTATATTAGTTTTTGCCATATTAATACCTTACCTTTCTATCAAAATCTCGTTTTAGGCTATCATAACCTCTTACTACATTTCTATTATTGACAATAAAACTATGTCTTTCCATACTAGGCTCTCTAAATTGTTTAAAGTCATCACTAAAATAAATGTTTTCAACAACGTTCTTTAATAAGGCTTCCTTTTGTTGTTTATTCATAAACTTTATCTCGTTAAGACTATTAATTCTTAAATAAAGTTTTGGCTCGGCATTGTCTAATTTATATCTATCACTACGATATATCTTTTGCATAACATCAGTAATAGTATCACCATAGCTTTGAATTAAACCAATACAACCACTAAAACTCTTTAGTGTTTCTAATACACCATTATAAGCATCATAGATGGTAGCGTGTTTTCTTAATTCACCCTTAACACCTAAATGATTAGCACCAAATTGACCACCATATTCCATTGTGATATTTTTCATATAAGGCATAGCACCCATTCTAGCATAATTGTATATATCCATATCTACAATATTGTATCTATAATCTACTTTAGCCTTACCACCATTTTTATTTACTCTAACCTGTGGTAAATACTTTTTTAATTCTTGATTATGAAATAAATCACTTAATGTAAATAGTTTATTATACATATACTACCTCTTTATTCTAGTAAGAGTGCAGAAATAAGTCTTATATGGTTTTGGTAATCTAATAATTTTATATGAGCATTCGCTTACAAAGAATAATTCATTTTCAATTTGAACAATATCTTCATCTTTAAGATTAATGTCATCATCAGTATAACGTATATCAAAACTCTTTGTAGATGATATTAAGCCTTTATGTATTTGTTGCTCGCTGTCATTTATATCACTTATAATAGTGTAATCAAACTCTCTATCTTTAATGTATCTATTCTTTTGTCCTTTATATACGTTGCTATCAGTAATTGTAATTACATTACCAAATACATCTTCTTTACTTAAAGTTTTCCAAGCATCATCATCATAGTAATAATACTTATCGCCAAAACAATATGTATTCATAGATGATACTAATATTTCTTGTCCGTTTGGCTTTTCATCTAGTTTAACAAAACCTCTAGTAGTTTCTCTATCATAGATATAATATTCTTCATTATAGACATTGAAATATACTTGAGTGTTATTGTATTTGGCTAGATCAATTATCTTTTTATAGTGTAGAGCAGGTTTATCTAAATAAGTATGTTTAGGCTTGCAATACATATTACCACTCCTTTCCAACACCTGTAGCAATAAATGAATAACGACCATAATAAGCAAGTCCTAAATCACTCATTGTTTGCTTGTAGCGTTGTGGGTAATCTCTTTCTTCGTATCTCATAGTTTCAATAGACATAGAAGTCATACTTTCTAAATCAACACCACTAATTAAAGATAAGTCACCATTAATTAGAATATAGAAAGCCAAGTCAACCATAGCATTTTTAATGGCTTCACGATATTCAAACATATTAGGGTATGATTTTAAGCCACGCTTTGCGATTAAGAAATTAATTTGGTTATTACTTGAACGTGAATGTTGATAAGCATAAGTATAAAACTTTAATGATGTAGTGATTAATAGATTTCTAACACCATTAGGAGTTTTATCAGTTAAATGCTTTTTCCAAGTATTATCAACTTCATCTAGTGCTTTCTCTTTTAGTATGTATTGATGTTTCTTACCATCATATGACATATAGTCATCATTAAAAGGGAAAACAATGTCTTTCAAATCCATCTCTTGTAATTGTGTTTCAGTATAATAATTTGCTTCGTAAAAATTCATTTCTTATCTCTCCTTTACTTGAAAAATCTATTTACATATTCTTGATATGTTTCTTTGCCATTTCTAGCATTTACTTCAATGTTAGTGTTAGTATCTTTGTTGCTACCACTTTGTTCGTTCATTAATTGCTTATTTGTATCTTGTGTAGAAAGCACTCTATTGCTTTGTTTAACATTATCATAATTCTCTGGAGTAGTAGACACATATTTATTATTACTATCAATTTCAGTTTTAGAAATACTAGTGCCACCCATAAATTTACCATTTTCATTTCTTAAAACATCATTAGGCTTATTTAATGTAGTAGCAATATAGTTTGGCACTATACCCTTTTCATTCATCATTTTAGCCATATTAATGCCCTCTTTAGATGTCACACTATTTGTTGTTTGAACGATACCAACAGTTGCAGTCACTTTACCATCTGGATGATGTCTAAAACTAGGAAATATAACTTGACCGACTTTAACATTATCGTTGACTAAATATGTGTATTGCTTACTTTGTCCTTTTAAACCATAAGTGATATTTACAAATTTCATTTATACAACACCTACCTTTGTTTTAATTATAACTTATTTAAGCAATAAAAAAAAGAGTATCTTACGATACCCTTTCTCTATATTATTGTGATAAGCCTGTGTTGAAACCTGTAGGAGTAGGTGCAACAACTGAACCATCAAGAGCAGTAAACGCAACTTTAGCTTTTAATGCTAGAATGTTTGCAGCAGTAAAGCCATTAGCATCATCTACAATCATCTTAATTCCATCTGGTGCAACAACTTCAACACCCATCTTTAATTTTGGTAATAAGTAAGCACCACCATAATATACGTTAGGATTTACTTCAACTGTAGGACCAACGATACCTCTAACTGTTGCATTAGCATAAACAATCATACAAGCAATCTTGTCTAGTAAAGCAATTTCAGCAGTATCACTAGCAGTTAAGCCTAAAGCATCATATGTGAATTTCTTAACTGTTGAGTTGAATAAGAAAATATCAACACCATCATATACTCCTAAATAACCTGTCTTTTCATTGATACGGATTGATTCAGTATCATTGAATGGGTTGATAACACCATTTGATAACATACGAGTTGCAGGAGTAGAAGCATTAGTCATATATTGGCGTTTCATAATTCTATTGAATTTAGTAGTTGCGAATGCTTGTCTTTCATTTACATCAACTACGAATGCACCGATAGATTTAACACCATCAGTTAATACACCATTTGCTTCAATGAAAGCATCAGCATATGAACCTGCTACGTTAGCAGCTAAAGAAGCATCAGCACCGAAATCAGAGTAGTTAGTTGCATCTTTTAATGCACCTGTAGTATCATCATAATTTCTTAACCAACCCTCAATTTGCTTTGCATAAGTGACAACGTTAATTGATAAAGCAGCTGCTTCAATTACTTGTTTCATAACGATAGATTGTAATTCAATAGGGTTAGATTCTGCGATTGTTCTAGTAATAGGCACACCCTCATCATAAATTAGATCAACAGGAATAGTGTAGTGAACACTTTGAGGTGCATTTGAACGACCATCATTTTTAGCATTTGACCAAGCACCATTGTTAGTAGCACCAAGTTTTCTAAATCTAGGTGCATAAGGTAATACTCTCATTACATCAATTAAAGTCACATTTTCAATATCATTAGTTTTAGTATACTTATCAGTAACACCCATACCATTAATATGTTGAATAGCAGGGAATAAGTTTTCCATTACTAATAAAGAAGAAGCGTGTTCAACATCAAAACCATTTAAAGCTACATAAGCCATATTCTTATACCTCTTTCATATAAATATTTTTTAGAATGTAAACTTATCTTTGTAAGTATCAAATGTTTCTTTTGTGGTGGAGTTATTTTTGTCATCATTAGCCTTATTGCCATATTGACCAAAAGAGCCATTTTCATACTTTTCTTTAAGTTTAGCATTTTCATCTTCTAATGCTTTATTCTTATCAGTTAAGTCTTTGTTTTGATTTTCAAGAGTAGCATTCTTTTCTTCTAAACCTTTAAAACGATTATTGAATTGCTCTAAATACTTCTCAAAATCACTCTTTAGCATAACATCATCAACTGAAAGTGCATTAGGTTGTTGTGCTTCATCATCAGTTGCAGGGTTAGTGTCATTAGGTGTCGTTGCACCCTCATTAACCTTTTCATCATTAGCATTAGCAACCTCTGGATTTGCACCATCCGTAGAGTTTTTGTCAGTTTCATTACCCTTTTGCTCATTATTTTCTTCGGTCTTTGCATCAGTCTTTACTTCTTGTAATGCCTTTAGACTTTCAAATAAATCACTCTTTTCTTCTAGAGTAAGTCCGTCCAACATCTTTTGAATGTCTTTTTCTTTTTTTCCTTTTCCAAACATTAAAATGTCCTCTCTCTCTTTTTAAGCATATATTATAAGGATTTTTTATGAAAACCCTTTGCTTAATTAAATTATATTATTGATTTTTATCATTGTCAACATTATTGACTTTTTCATTCTCTTTGTCTTGTTCTTGTTCAGTATCATCAACAGGTTTACCACTAGTCATAGCATTAAATTGAGCAATACGAGTATTCAATTCTAACTCTTTTTGCTTTAAATCTAATTCAAGCATATTAGTTAAGTAAGTAATTTCTTCTTCTTGCTCACTTTGAGATAGATAAGGATAAGTTTGTTTAACATATAATCTAGGTGTCATATGTCCTGCACCGAAAACATCACTATTGGCTTTCATCTTATCTAATTGTGGTGCTTGGTCCTCACACTTAAATACAATTTCAATATCATCTTCAATATCATAATATCTACATACATAACCTAAAAATTCGTTTAAGTCATCTCTAATATTAGAAATTTGTGATTTAATCCAAGTATCAGTTTTAGTTCTTTCGCTAATAATTTCAGTAGCAGTTCTAGCACCTGCACCCTCATTTAAGAAAGAAGCAATAGTAGAAGCAGAAAGTTGTAATTTAAGTGCTATGTCTTTATAGATATTCTCTTTTTCAGTCTTTATTTCGTTAGCTCTTAATTGAAATTGAATAGGAGTAATCTTATCATTATCACTATTAGTAGAAGATACCTTTTGATAAAATCTATCACTTAACGTATCTTGTTGTTCACGAATAGGGTCATCTTTATTGATATAATCTTCTGGCACTAAAACTCTTGCTCTAGCAATATCAACATCATTACGCTCAAAGAATTTCATTTGGTCATATTGTAGGCTTTCAGTTTGTAATAAATCACCGATAGGTTGACCAAAAGGGCTACCTGCAACTTGAGGTAAATCTTCGGTAAAGTTCCATCTCATTAAGCCAAGATAATCTTTAAAAGGTAAGTATTCTTCTTTACCAATTACAATGCTAGGGTAGTTATCTTTAATGTATTTACGGACAGTAGATGGTAATTCTTCCCAATTAACCCTTTCATTAGAAACATAATTAGGTCTTGCAAGTGTTTCAGTTTGCATATTAGCACTACCACGATAAACGGATGCTTTAACACAAGGCTGACCATTTTCGTTAAAGTATCTTTCTTCACAAATACCATAGTGAATATTACCCTTTATAGTAGAGTTTTCAGTTTTAACAGTATTAGTAATAGAGTCGATATAGATTTTAGCACCGACAATTTTATCATTAGAATCAACATCAATAAAGAAAGTATCAATTCTATGTTGAGTCACGAATAATTCTCTATTTTTACCACGATTAAGTTTAAGTAATGAAGTTCCACCTGCACCACTATTAATGTAGCACTTTTTAAGATTTTTAGTAAACTTACATTTCTTCGCCCAATCTTTCATAAATTTGTAAGTATCATTATTACCACTAGAGAAATCAATACCATTAGCAAATAATACGTTAGATAAACCTCTCATAATACTAGGTAATAACTTTTGAGAAGTAAAACCGACACTCTTATCATAGATACCACTTATAGAGCCATTGTATAGAGCAATACAAGGCATTAAGTAAGAAGCATAGAAGTGTTGATAATAACTAGGTGCAAATAGATAAAACGGATTTGCAACGTGATAATCAAAAACATTACCCAAAACGGAGTTTTTTAAACCGACAGTATCATAGTCAATAGTAATTTGCGACATAATATCACCCCTTTGTTTTTATTTTAATTTATATTATCAACATTTTCAATATTCTTTTTCTCTTGCTCTTGTCTTTGTTTTTCTTCTTTTTCGGCTTTACGAACGTTTTTAGCAACAACTCTAAAATATTCTTCTAAATCTTTTGAATAAATAGTTCCGATTAAAGCATTAATAACATTAACACTCTTATCAATTTCATCTAGTAGTGAAATACATTCTCCTAAAGATGATACCATTAATCTTTTCATTAATTTTTCATCATTACAAGCTCGAATTGCTTGTTCACCGATATTTTCATCTAAAACCTTTTTATCAATATTATTGAAAGTGTAATTATCTTTTGTTTCCATTTTTCTTCTCTCTCCTTTTAGCAACCTTTGTTTCATTATATTGTGTAATCTTTTGTTTAGCATCAATAGAGCCACACAACGCTTTTAAATCTGTATTCAGTTTAAGCAATTTACGTTGTAGTGATAATAACATATTGCATAAAGCAACGTTATTAATATAATCTTCCTTTATATTAGGAAATTTCTCTAAATCTACACCAAGACACTTTAAGTATTCATTCTCGGTTAAATCATTGTAGCGTGTCATAGTAGCTAAAACCATTTTATTTAGCATTTTGTCGGCACTCTCTTTTTGTTGATTAGCATTGTCTTTTGTTTCTTCCATTTTCATCTCTCCTTTATTTAACATTTGCTAATTTTCTTATATCATCATAATGTGATTTTTCTCTTTCATTTACTCTAAAAGGGAAACTCAAATTATAACAATTAGTGTAATAAGGTATTAAGCCATACTCAAGGGCATCACATAAGTCGTTCGGTATAGATGGATCTAGTTTACCATTCTTATAACGTTGGCTTTCAATTTCTTTAGCAAGTCTATGCTTATTAGTTGTATTATCCCAAGCAAGAATACCCTCATTTAGAATAGTAAGCACACCATAAGCAAAAGCATTCTTAATAATACCCAAGTTGACATCTTTCTTTTTCATAGTAAAGCCTTTAATACGGATATACTTCCATAGTTTACGATTTTTAGATGTTTTCTTTGTATGCTCTAGTTGTTTAATAAAAGGTGAAGCTGCACCATCACAACTAATTATAGTATTAAGTTGATTATATTCAATACCATATTTTTCATCTAAAAAGTTTATGAAGTTTTCTAGTATCTCACATTGTTCTGTCGGTGCTAGAGTTCTATTAGTTTCTTTTGGGTCATCATAGCACACTTCTAATGTTTGAGCTTCACCATTATCAAGTATAGCCACAGGCACACAAGCAAAGGTATCGTTAGCAGTAGCGTGGTCGACACCCAAGAATAGATAACGAATATAATGTGTTTTAAGTTCAGTAGCAAGTTTATAATGCTTATCTCTTTGAAATTGAGGGAAAACAACATCACTAGTAGAAGCCTTAATATCACCTAAAAATATTCTTCTAAACTCCAAGTAATTAGTATGTTTAAAATCTTCAATATACTTTTGAGTTTCATCATTAAGCAAGTTCCAAATATCGTAGCAATTAGCATAGATATAGCACCACTCTTTAGATTTACGTTTAGTGGCAACATAATCTACAAACCAATGACCGATAGTTTCGTTATTACCAACAACAACGATACGACCATTTTGAGATAATTGTCTAATAAATGTAGCCATAGATTGTTCGATAACGTTAGCATCTCTATTCTTTTGTGCTTCTTCATACATTACTAAACAAACCTTATGGTGAGTAGAAACACCTCTTGAACGTTGACCACCACTACTATCGGTAATAGGGTAGAAGTAAGTCATACCACTATGATTACCATCTTGAATACGAATAAACTCTTTAGATTTAGGTATATAGTAAGTGCATTGAGGGTCATCACCAACATCAAAACCAGAGTTCTTTAAGAATTTATGTATTTCATTAATAATAGAGTCTTTAATTTCAGTAGCAGTTGCTTGTAGAATAACAATATCTTGATTAGGGTATTTATTAGCAAACACCCACCAAAGACAAACAAGCATAGAAGTCTTACCACTAATACGACCACTAGACAAAATAAATCTCTTATAGTCATCTTGAAATAGTGGTGCATATACTAAAGGGACAGTTATGTTATTAGCATTAAGAGTTTGGTTATCAACATCAGACATTTTCTTCACCACCCTCTTGTTGTTGTTTATTAGTTTCACTAAAGTCGGCATCAATTACGACATCATTACGTTTATCTTGTTTTTGTTGTTTATTAGAAGCATCTACAATAGTGACAGTAATTTGTCCTGCTTGAATTTGACCGATTTGAGAAGTCATATCAGTAATACCTAAAATACCATCTAGTTTAGCACGAGCAACCATTCTATCTGCAATAGATGGCTCTTTTTCGACAATACGTTCTTCTTTAATATTACCATCTCTATCTTTAATAGTAGTCTTTTCTAAAGTTTTAGTTTTACCACTAGCAATATCAGTATAAAACTTAATACGCATAGCTTCTTCACCTGTAGCATTCTCCAAAACCTTTAACGCTTTACGAGTTTGAGCCGAATCACTTAAAGCATTAATTTGTCTTGTTAAGTCACCATCACCTTTAGCAAAGTCATCTAAACGATTATGTTCACTAATATTAACAATGATTTCTCTTAAAGTATTATCATTTCTCTCTAAATTATAAGCAGCTTGACCATAGTTCTTTGCATTATATCCTGCCATCTTATAAGATTCAGCCTTATTATATCCTTGCCCTCTAAAGTCGATATACTTCTTTCTCCTTATATCTAAAGTATTATAGTAGTCTAATAATTGTTTATCTAAATAACCATACTTTATGTTCATAATTACCCTCTCCAAAATAGTAATCTCTATCTTAATTATAACACACACTAATTTTCTTACAAGTCTATTCTATTATTACTATATGCAATCAATTAATTTATACTACTATTTTTCTTCTTTTTTATTCTTCTTATACCCATAGAGAGAGAGGTAATTTTTAGTAATCTCTAGGTATTATTATATATATTATATACAAAATAAGTTTACTTATTTTTATATATATATTAATAATACTATACAGTTGTTTTCTTTAATATATACTATGTATATATTACTTTCCTTGATTTTACTCAAATTACCCCTTTTTATCACTTTTTTGTCTACTATACCCTTACCAATTATTACTTATTAATTAGTGCTGACTAACTAACTTATTTTTCAAATTAAATGGCGTTTTTAAAGTTGCCCCCCAACATTCACCAAATTCCATAAGGGTGTGTATGGGGTGTCAACTGATACTAGATCACCTAGTTCATCATACTAGAAGCGTTGTTATGCAATAACACAAAGCGACTTGCGATAGCTAGATACTACGTTATGCAATATCACATACTATGTTATGTAGTATTAGATACTAGATACTGTATTATTATTATATTGTAATATATCTTACACTTTGATTGTAATACATAAATGCGAGGTATTATATCTTACACATTACACTAAAACAATAGTAATATATCTTACACTTTATATAACAATTGAGTAGTTATTCATATAACTTCAATATTTAGTCTATAATAAGTTTTTATTTATAGAATGATATTTTATACCTATTAGAAATAAAAATGCAATATAGAGCCAATACAACGCCTTAAAATTAATTTAATCATAATAACAACAATATTATATTTATTTAGTAGCTATATAATTATTTTTTATTTTGTAATAACTGAATAATAGATCATTTTGTTTTAGTGGTAGAATCAGATATAATACGCTAAAAATCCTTTTATTTTAGTTTTTAATACTGCAGGTAATACTTTTATCATATTAAAAATAAAAATTAAAAATACTAGCAATTTAGTAGCTTAAAATCAATATAAAGAAAAAAGCCTAGTTTTTATACTAGACTTTTAAAATATATATAATTATAAATAGTGTTATCATCATATAGTATATGATTAATAATTAATAATTGAATAATGATATAAATAACAATAATTAATAAAATAATTAATAAAAATAATTTTTCTTTTGTCATCTGGATTTTACTCCTGCAATTCTATTATTGCATTTTTAATTATTTCGTATGTTTTAGATCCTGCAATTAATTTGCTTAGATAAAATTGTCTTATACAACTAGTGCGATAGTTTGAGTCATATTCATAAAATAATATTTTGTTATCAATATTAATAGCATAAAAATTGACATATCTATTTTTATAATGTAGTCTTATAATGTTATCATTTTGTATTATTAAATTAATGTTAGTATTTTTAATATTAATATCTATTTTATTATAATTATTGTATATTGTATCAAACACAAAATTTTTATTAATATAGTCGTTTTGTTTAGCTGCTTCTAATGTTTTGAATTTTATTCTATTGCAGTATAAAGGGATTCTTTTATTTTCTGCACTTGCTATGTTATATTGATTAATAAATAAGTTGTTTTCATCCATTACAGAATATGAATCAATAGTGCAGTTATAATTGCAATATGATTTTTCATAATTATATTTTTTTAGATGTATTATTTTGTTTTCATCATTTATAATAACTTTTTCTTTTGTTATATATTCTTTTACTTTTGCTATAGCTTCTTTTATATAATTATCTAAATTTATAATTATGTCGTGTGTTTGCAATCCTTTTGTATATTTTGGATTTTCTAAAATCCATTTTTGAAAATCTTTTTCAAAATATAACCAAGTAATAACGCCACTCGTTGTTATATCTAATGGTTTTTTATTAATTAGATCGTATTTAATATACCATCCAGATGATATGTTAAAACTTTTATTTTCTTTTATAAATTTTATTAAATCATCATAATTAAATAATAGCTTAATATTTTCTAAAGTGCTTTCATATAAAGCAATATTTTTTTTATAACTATAATAAAAGAATCCTATTCTTTTTATAAAATCTATTTCATATTTTTTATCGTTGTCATAGCTTTTTAATTTTTCATCATAATTAATTTTTTTTAATTCTTTTTCAATACTATTTACAATATAATAAGAAAATTTTTCTTTTATACTGTTTACATTTAATTCTAAATTATCACTATTTACTATTAAATCAATAAAACTTTCTTTTGTTAAAATATCCATTTTTTGAAGCCTCCTAGTTTAAAATATATTCTTGTTTACTCTTAATATATCTAGTATTATTTAATAAATGTAAAATGTTTTCTTTACTAGATATTAAATAGTTGTTATCACGAGTAATAAAAACAGTATAATTTAAATTATTGAATTTAAAATTAATAGCATAGCTAAATGTGTGGCAGCATGCATCAAATACGCCAAACGATAAAACTTGAATGTTTTTATTATTCACTAAAACATTTTTTATACGTTCGCATAAATTAAAAGCATTTTCTTTTTCATTACTCCACGTTTTATAGTATTTTCTTAAATTGTCGCTTAATCCTGCATAATTTTTTTGTGTGTAGTTTTTTTGTGTTATTGTTGTAAATCCATATTTTTTAATATCAAAACAAGTTATTTTTTTGTTAGTATTTATAACTATATAATTATTATTTAATCGCATTTTTTTATACTCCTATTCTGTTGTATTTACTATACTTTTAATTGGTAAAATTAATCCCTTAGATCCTGTTGTATTATTAAAAATATAGTATGGGCTTAATGTTTTTGATGGGTTGTAATAAATTGTTATATCATCATTAGTTTTAAAATTTAAACACAATAAACAAGTTTTTAATATTTCACAATTAAAGCCGATTTTATATTGCGTTTTTGTACCATCCCACTTGTTTATATCATCATAAATTTTATCGTTTAAAATTAAAGTATCTATTTTTTTATGTGTTTTAAACATATTCAATAAATCATTATATTTTATAGTAGTAAAAATTTCATAGTTTGAAATATCATAATTATTTATAATTCTTGTAATATCTGGATATACTCCAAGCCCTGCCGTTGCTGCATCTTGTAAAGTCAAGCCGTTAAAATCATTTTCTGTCAATGATACTAAAAAGAATGAATCCGTAAAAGTATAATAATTTTGATATTGCTTAGTATAGCAAGTTAAAACGGGCTTTTTTGCACATTTATTTTTTATATAATTATTAATTGCTTTTACTCTAGTTTTTGAGCTTGTTTTATTGTTTTCTAGTGATATTTCGATTTCAATATCATTTTTAAAAGCATTTAATTTTTGCATAGCTTCTGCATAGTTTTTAATACTACCATCATTTTTAATTTTTAATGCTTCTATAATATCATAAATATAATTAAAAGTTTTTAAAGTTGTCATTTTTCTCTTATCCTGCTTTCTTTTTTAATTTTCTTTAATTAATAAAATATTTAATGAATGTAAAATATTTTCTTTTGTTATTTCATCATTGAATCTTTTTTCAATTACTTTCATAATGTCATATATAACGCTTGTAAAATTAATATATTGATTGAAATGATCTTCAAGCGTTGCTAAAATTAAATAATATTGTTTTTCGTTTGCTTCATCACTTTTATTTTGCAATTCACAAGCTTTATATAACAATCCATAAAATAGATCGTTTTCGTTTACTTCTGTTATTAAATCTTTTAAAAATTCTTTTTCTTTTATCATATTTTTTTATATCCTGCTTTCTTTTTTTTTGTTTTTGTGTTTGCTGCATAAATTTTTATAACCTCCATTTTATCAATTTTGACAAAATATCAAAAACAACAAAATTATTTTATCTATAAATAGAATAGCAAAAAATAAATTATAAGTCAACTATTTTATACTTATTTTTTAAAAAATATTTTTGCATCTAGTATAAACACTATTTTTATATTATTTATAATATAACATAACTTTTTATATGCTATAATTCATTTTAAAAGCGTTTAAATAGTTTTTAAAGCGTTTTTATTGATAACTTGATATTTTTATATACCATATACAAAAAAGCCAAAATAAACAAAATGATGTTATCTAGTATTCAAAACTAGATGAAAGAATTTTCAATAACTTATGAGCTAGTTTTTGATAACAAGTGGTAGATCAAGTTCTAAAAATTGAATTTTACAGGCTAGAGCTTAACGACTGAAAAAACCACTCAAACAACCGAAATCCATCTCCCATCCCTTTAAGGCACATCACAACAAAAAAAGAGCCTATTAAGGCTCATCTTATTGCAATTTTTGTATCACATCATCAATATGTTTAAGGCACATCTCTAAACGATTTTTGTCATCAAATAATACTTTAAGGCACTCTCTCTTGTAATTATTAAGGCACTCCTCGTTGTAGTCCTCAAACACTCTAGGTATAATGTAATAATCTAGTGAATGTATTTTATTAGGGTTAGTAATGTATTTAAGGCTAATCTTCTCGTGATTATCGAAAGTAAGTAATACATATGCAGAAACAATATCATCTTTCTTAATCATACGCTTAAACCCATTATACATTACTAACACCTTTGTATCAAAGAAGTTGTCTAGTATCTCAACTACACTTTCTTTTGGTATAAAATTGCTCTCTCCATAATCGAAATAAGCATCTTTATTTGTTATTGCATATTTCATTTTTTATACCACTTGCAGTCTTTAACAATTCAGTTAGTTGTTCTGGTGTAAGATTAAGTTTGAATAACTCGTATGAAGTAATCTTTACCTTAACCTTAACACCATTTTGCTTAATCTTTATTGTCATTTAATTTCTTAAATTCATCTAGTAGTCTTAATACTAAACCAAATGCTTCTTCTTTACCTGTAAGATATGCCTGGTAATCTTTGCTTACCTTGTTTGATACCTCTAGTTGTTTACATTCACTTGCAGTATTTTTCTCTTTGTTTATTGTATTAATTAATGTATCTAAACCTATCATATGTTATCTCCTAGAAAGGCATTTCAGAATCGTCCACAACATTGTATTGTTTACCATTTACTGACATACCACTATGCTTTGGCTCTTGTTGTGGTTGTTGTTGTGGTTGCTCTTGTTGTTGTGCTTGTCTTGGCTCATATGATTCAACAGTATCACAAACAACTTCAGTTATAAATCTTGTAGTGCCATCTTGAGCTTGATAATTTCTTGTTTGTATTCTACCTTTAACACCTATTCTATCACCTTTTTTACAATACTTTGATAGAAACTCGGCTTGTCCGTTCCACGCTACACAACTAATGAAATCGGCTTGTCTATTGCCACTTTCATCTTTGAAACCTCTATCAACTGCTAATGTAAATAAGCAATTCTTACTATTTTGTAAATATTGTAATTCAATGTCTTTAACAAGTCTACCAACTAAAAATATGCAATTCATACTATTCTCCTCTTTCATTCTCTATTGCTTTAATTAAATTCTCTGTTGCTTCTCTTAACTTATCACTCATAAATAATGTTTGTGGTAATACAATGAATAAATGCTCATTACCTAAAAATACACCTTTATTTATTTCACAATTCTTTGCAGTCTTTATAACTGTTTGTTTCCCATCTTTGATTATTAATCTTGACATTCCTTTTTCCCTCTCTTTAACTTAACATCAGTAATCTCAAATTGCTTTGTTCTTGGTCTACCTCTATGCTCTTTCTTTTGATAAGCATTATACTCGGCTACATCATACATTAAATCTCCTAGTTCATTTCTATATGCTTTCAGTTTGCCTTGTGAAATTAGTCGGTATATAAATGTGCCTTTTGACCAATTCTTTTTCCTTGTTGTCCTTACCTTTACTAACTTCAATTACCAATTCATCTCCTTTTTAATATCAGCATCTTCTCCTGCTTCTACTATCTCGATATGTGGCACTTCACCTTTAGCGAATTTTCTATCTATTCTCTCTAATATCATTTGTGGGTAATAATTCTTCTTTACTCGCATTAATGAATACTGACCAATACAAGTCACATAATCATCTTTATGCACATTGTTCTTTAAGTAATCCATTTGATTATTACCACTAAAGCATACTACATTAAGCCATATATATTTAGCTGCTTTCTCACTAGTAGATCCATTCAATGTCGCTATTCTAAACTTTACAATAAACTTGCTTTCATCATTAGGGTTTTTTATAATCTCTGGCTCTGCATTAACATAACCCTCTACTACCATCAAATTAACCATTTTACCACTCCTCTATCTCCATAATTGGTTTATTGCAATTAGCACAAAACATATTTGCTAACCTTTTCTTTACTAATAAATCTTTTCTACAATAAGGGCATACCTTTTTACCATCTTTAATAACAATTTCAATAGGCATACCTCTACGCTTTCTCTCAACCATTATTGCCTTTTTAAAGGCTTTTTTATCTTGGCTTGATAATTTAGCCATTCTTGTTTTAAAATCTTCTATTTCAAGCGTGTTCGAGTTTACAAGGAGATTAAAAGCATAATCTCCTGTTCTCGTATCAAACATTCCTGTGTTTTGTTTTAAATACATCTCACTAAATGTTTCGGCAAACTCGACATCATCAGTAAAGCCTATTAGCTCACTCATTCTCCACGCTTGTTGCTTTATGTTCCAAACTAGGTATTGATTCATTCTCTAATAACTCCTCTAACTTAACTTCATCTACACTAACTTTAATACTATCGCTTACATTTGTTGTCTTTAAATAGTCTTTGTATATGTCTGGTCTTTCTTTCTTTAGTTTCTTACTATCTATACTATCTTTAGTATAAGCACTTGTATAAGATATTGATATAACTCCATTTGGTGATTTCCAATTTAAAATCTTTTGCTCTCGCATCATCTCTTTTATTTGATTACGATATTGTGCTACTGCATCTTGATATTTCTTAATCTCTAATTCTTTTTTAGCAAGTTCTATTTCAGCTTCTTGCATTTTTAATGATAACTCTTTAGTTATCACTAATTCTCTTGGTTGATATGTCTTACCTTGAATCTCACAATTAAATAAGTTCTCGATTTCTTCATCTGGTATCTTTTCTACATCTAATACCTCTAATGAAATCTCTTTTGTATCTTTATCTTTCTTATACCAAAATACTTTAAATATTCTAGCACCTAACCAACATAGATTAATACCATTGATTTCTCTAATGTGTCTTGCCATATAATCATAAATTGATAATTGCCAACTTATGTGCTTTAATGTTTTGTTATTCATTGTAGCATATGTCTTATGGTCGGCTATTAATGGTGTGCCATCTTTCATAAAGCCTAATACATCTATGCTACCACCTATTGTTAAGCCATTGTAATTTATACCGACTAATTGCTCGGCTATTGCACCACTCATTTCTTTTAGTGCATATTCCCTAAATAAGATACCCTCTTTTGTTTGTGGCTCATAGCCTTTTTCAGTTAAAATCTTTTCTATGTCCTTATGTATTGTTGTGCCATAGTTTGCTTTATTTTCTAATACCTTTTTATCTACACCAGAATAATCATTTGTTAGTTTGTGTTTTGCTAATAACTTTGTCACACTTGTTGATGCGACATCACCATCTATGTTATAGATATGGTCTT